TGGCTTTATTAGCGTAATCACCAGTATAACTATTAAAAATTTCTGCACCTGTTGCTGTGGTCTTTTTACCTACACTTGTTGCGTTTTCTTCAATATTCTCTAATTTGTTTTTATCGTTATTAGTGAAATCATTTGAAGTCAGTCCTTTACCGGGTTCTTTATCTACTTTATTGCCTAAACCTTGTGCTACGGTTGCTGCAAAATTGGGGTCATCACCAAGAGCTTTAGCAAGTTCATTTAAAGTATCTAAGGCTTCAGGTGATGAATTAACAAGATTAGCAACTGCTTCTGCTACTGCTCTACCACTTTGAGGTTTCATACTTTCGGGTATATAAGTTTGGTCTATATCGGTAGGTTGTAAAGCTGAGGCAACTGTAGCTTTTTCTGTATTATCATAATCATTTGTAGATAAACCTTTGCCTTTTTCACTACCCACCTTAGTCGAAAGAGCTTCAGCAATAGCTTTGCCACTTAATGCATTCTCGCTTTCGGGATTGTAAGAAAAGTCTATAGGAAGAATACCTTGTTCACTAAAGTAAATATTTCCCGGCCCAATAAGGCTTATGCCATTAATTGTTTTTAGATTTTTTCTAAATTTGATTATATCGTCTTGCATATCAGCCATTCTAGCTTTGATACGCTGCACCATATCACCATTTGGCTCTATGATTATAAGCACTCGTTTTTCATCAATTCGATTGACAACCTGATAACCCATACTGTTGCTTGAAGGAACGGCACAACCATTATCATCAGGCATACATCTACCACCTACAGTACAAGTGCCGTTGTCGATTACAGGTACAAAGCCAAGTATCGCAACATAACTATACTTTGGTAGGAGATTGCCTTTGCTATCGACCTTGTCTTTGGTATAGTTACCTGCAAATGCTGGAGCAAGGATTGTAACACCCTTAACATCATCAACACTTGTAGCCTTTTTCATAACTATTCCATTTACAGGAACATCAGCACAAACAAAATAACCTGTCCTATCCTCGTTGGTAGGGTTGCCATCTCCCCATTCGGCAACCTCGGCAAAGTCAGCATTATGGGAGACAACCGTGCCTCCTGTTGTTTTTATATTTCCGGTGAGCATCTTTATATTGTTATTTACATAGTTCATAACAATATCGTAAATCTTGTCATCAGAAACAGCTTTGTTAATATCCTCTGCCAATATAGGATAAAGCTCTCGTTTAAGAAACTCTAATTGGGCCTCTGTTACATCTAACTTGGTAGCCTTGCAATTAGACCTTTCTCTGTCTGCCGTGCTTAAAGGCATGTGAGTTTTGTTATAAAACTTTCGATATTCCATCATATAACTGTTAAATAACCCAGCCGAATTATTGTATCTTGCAGTTTCACCATTCTCAGCATCAATTTTCATTTTCAGGTAAGCAGTATATAATCTATCATAAGGACTCTCCACAATAAGCGGCACAGATAGCTTATCCTCTGAATATCCTGTGAAATCATCATATCTACCGTCATATCCTTTATGGGTTTTCAAGACATCGTTAATGATAATTTCATCAATAAAGGATAACCACATAACTTTAACTTTTGTAGAATACTGATTAGGTTTCAGGTCATCGACAATATCTATACATTCTTTTATTGTCATTATACTTTCCTCCTATATAAAGAAAGGACGGTTAAAGCCCTAATGCCTAAACCGTCCTTTCTTTCTTTCTTAATTAATTAAATTCTTTTCGTTTATTTTCTTCAGCTTTTTTAAGTTCGTCAACATACTGCATAGCATATTCTTCTGCTTGCTCACCGTTGCGTATAACTTCAGCAACTTCTTCTGATATTTCAACAGTTTCTCCTCTTTTTATGAGGTAATTTCTGCCGTTTACCGAAAAGAACTCCTCTTGTCTTGCGTTCTGCCCCTGATTTCGTGGCAAACGCACAGTTACTTTGCGTTTAGCATTATCTGTTGTTTTTTTAGTTGTCTCTGCCATAATTTCCTCCAAAGAAAATTTTATTTACAGGGAGTAGATGGCGAATCCACTCCCCATATTTAATTAGTTTTCGCTATCATCTGCACCGAGAGAAGAGCCGGACTCAACTCTGAGCAATCTTTCCTGATAAAGAATCTTTGCACCGTGACAGAACTTATAACCAATGGTGCTGAACTGCTCTAACGGACCACCAATCTGTCCTTTGGTCTTGATAATCATTTCCATGCCTTCACCTTCAGGGTCAAGTACACCAAATGCATCTTTACCTAAGAAAAGGGTAGCATATACGGAAGCACCGTCTTTTCCAGCCTTCCATATCTTAGCCTCATTAGTTTCAATGAAACGCACACCATGAAGGTCTCCGATGTCTCCCTTGAAAATAGGCTCTATAGCACCATACTTATGGAACTCTTTCCACTCATCAGAGTTTCTGAGGTCAAAAGCAACAGAAGGATGAATGAGAGCAATATACCAACCATCAATCTTAGGTGCTTTGTTCTTTTTAAGCCATGTTGCAGCCTTATTTACTACTTCAGGTGTAAGTACACAAGCATTAGTAATATCTGCTCTTGAAGTAACTTCGGTATCACCGTTAGGACAATATCTTACAGAGTTACCTGCAATAAGGATATTTCTTGTCAAGGTGTCATAGGTTTCACCCTCAGCAGCACCCATTTCCTCGGTAGCACCGAAAATAACATCGTCATAAGACTCAAGCTCAAGACGGTCTGATACTGCTGTGAAATCACCATGCTGAGTGATAGTGCCTTCTACATTAGTCATACCAAAGGTCTGACCGGTAGGAATTACACCCTCAGTAAGAGGTGTCAATGCCTTATCAAAGGTATTGAACTTTCTCCACTCAACCTTGTTACCCTTCATAGGCTGTTTCTTACCAAACTGAGTGAAAATCATAGCTTCTCTTGCATTTTCCAAGAGAGTAGTATCATAAAAGGTTTTCATGGTCGGAGACATAGAACTCTGACCGGTTACATTGATAGGTGATACAACATTACTTGTAACTACTGTTGCATCAGCAAAATGTTGTAAATTTAATAATAGATTTTTCATAATTTTTCCTCCTCATAACAGGGAGGCTTGAATTTTTTATCTCCCTGTTCTTTTTCTTCGTTGTTCATCTGCAAATTCCCTTAATTGTTTAAGGTTCATTTTGCTAAAATCTTGTTCTACAACAGAAGGAGCAGAGGATGATAAACCGTTCTCAATCGGTCTTGCCTTGTTAGAGGCAACTGCCTGAGCTGTCTGTGCTTGAATTTGTCTTGAAGCCATCTGCACTTTAGCAGGTATTATTTCATTCCAATGACAAGCCATATAAGCAGCAGTAGTATCTCCATTGTTCACAGCACAAAGTTTGCGAAATCTCTCGTCTTGCATTTCAGTATCAAGGTCAAATTCAGGGAACTGTGCCTTTGTTCTCTCAGCATTTTGTCTGAGTAGCATTATCTGTTGCCTCATTTGTTCTTGTCTTGCCATTTCTTCTTTTTGAGCTTCAATGGCAGCCTTTTCTGCATCGATTTGAGCTACTTTTCGCTCCATAGTTAAAATCCTACGAGCTTCTTCGTTTGACATATCATGCTCCATAGCATAATTTTCATAATACGAATCATCGGCATCAATCTTCTGCTGAAGCACCTCGAGGAAATTTTCATCATCAGGATTGACTCCGTACTTGCTCGCAACAACATCAAGAATAGCTTTCTGCTTACCGGAGACTTCTTCAATCCCCTTATACTTCTTGAGTCTGTCACCAATGGTTTTATCCATGTAGGCTTTGTGTTCTTCCTTATAATCATCAGACTTAATTAAATCTGCATAAGGAATTTTTTCTGTTGTAGCTTTTGGTTCATTGGTAGATTGAACCTTGTCAGATGCTAACGGAGTAGATACTGCTGAATTAGCAGATGTCTTTTCCATAGCCTTCTGATAATATTTTTTTGCCTTCTCAGGGATGGAGGCAGGTATCTTTTCTCCTGAAGTGTCAATCGCATTATCTCCAGCCGAAACAGCAGAGCCACCATCTCCACCGTCTCCACCTTCACCGAATAATTGAAGATTGAGCAATAGTTTTTTAAGCATATATCAATGCTCCTTTTCATTTCTGCATTTAAGGATGCGAGCCTTACGATTATATTTTAATCACCTATGAGGTGTTATTTCTAACCTTCTACTTTAAAAGTTACATTTTGAGGATAATTTTCTGCTACCATTTCCAAACCAACAAGAATAGTCCAATATGTACGAGTGATATTTCCTCTGTATTCTTCCTTTGGAGTGCAGCACAAATATCCTTTTTCCTCATTAAAAGTAGGAAGTTCTGTAAGCATTTCCTCTGATTGAAACAAAGCATTACCCAATGTATAGAAAAGGGTAGATATAGCCGAACAGACTATATCTTTACCACTCTCCTCATAATTTGCGTGTCCGTCTAGTTTCAATTCAAGTGTTTTAGGGTTAAAGGTTACATTTATCATAGTTATCTCCTAATCAGCTTGAGTAGAATTTCTTGCTGTACTTCTTGCTTTTATCATGTGAGCAGCTTCACCGGAATAATCAGTATTCATACCCACACCACTTGATTGTGGCATAGGTTGACCGCCCTGTGAGAGTATTTGATTTGCAACCTGTTCACCCAACAAAGGATTGATTTTATTTGCAAACTGTAAAGCCATTTGCTGATACAATATAAGCATTTCAGCAAGAGTACCGTTTTCTTGTATTTTCTGTATTACTTCCTCTTTTTTAGTGAAGTCCATCATATTGAGACAAGCTAAGGCTTGGTCTGCCATTTGAGGATTGAAGAAGCCTTGATTATAGAAATTCAATGCCAATTCATTGATTTCCATTTTCTTATATGGATTTGCCTTTTCAGAGGTTACATCAATATCAAACTCCGGTAAACGCAAGCCCATACTTGCACCCATTGTTATTTGTTCTTGAGCTACAAGACCTTTATTGTCATATTGGATAAACTGTTCCTTAATACCGTCAGGTATTATACGGAAGGTTCTCGGTATATCGTAAAATTGACGGATAAGCTCTACTATCTGATAACACACATCTCTATATGCTCTGTGGAATGTTTTATTTGAGCTTCTTGCATTTTTACCAGCTGTTTCTTGTAATGCAGCAATAGCCGATGCAGCAGTAACACCACTTGGAGCTACACCATTATTAGAGTCTTGGTTGCTTGTAACATATTTAAGTTCCTCTATCTTCTGATTGAGGAAATTGACATAGATTGAATCTAATTGCTTGGTATCCATCGGTCTTATGTTTTCTTCTCCGATATTACCCTCAACATGAACAAATTTCTTTGTTTTGTCAGCATATTCTTCAAGGTTTACTGTTCCATCACCCTTAATAAAATAGCGAGGAGAAGCACCCTCAATGGCATTATCAGTTATAGCCTTGTTTAATTGGTCTATTTGTACCTGTGTATCTCTGCCTATATCGGTCAAACCATAGCCACATATACTGCCTTCAACGGGATATAAAGCCATTGTTACAAAGGGATATAAAGCATGGTCATAGAGTCCTCTTGTTGCAATAGCCTCTCCCAAAGGAATAGTAAGAGGTATTCCGGTCTCAGGGTCAACTGTTACCTTCTCAGGAGGATTGATTTCATTTTCAGTAGCATACAGCACTATGTCATTTACATACTTAACATACTGTAATGTTTTCTTGCCTTTAACATAAGTATGATAATACCAATCTATCACTACAGACTTATCAGAGGTATCTACATTATCATCATAAAGGTATTTAGCAAGAGTTACAGACTGTGTGCCTAACCTACCTCTGCACTGAGGGTATCTTTGCTCTAAAAGAACATTAGATACTAATTCAGTATTAAATATGTTTTGTGATTCCTGAATATCTGTAATGCCCGGCTCCCAAAATAGATTTATAAAATCAATCTTCTTAATGGATATATCACCAAGTCCATTATGCTTAGAGCCATCCCAAAATACAC